GTTTTCAGGAGCAATCCTTGGGCTTGGAAACAAGCCCCGCGGCCGAGTGCGGAATCTCGGGCCCATGCTTCCCTATGGTGGGGGAAGCAGCCTCTGCGGAGGTTATGCTACACCGACCGGCTCACCCAGAGGTGAGCTTTGGGGACGTAAGAGCCCCAAAACGCGGTAAAACAGAAGCGGATGAACAAATCCCACCCATAGACGCAATGGGTCAGTCCATACCGGCTGGATGTACACGAATTCCAGACCGAAGCTCAGAATTAGATTGGCGCTCTTTAGGAAGTAGCGAGGAAGAATCTTCTGAGTATGAAGAAGCAATGTGGGACGAAGGTCGTCGTCTCATGGTTGCCCCCGATTTCACAGTTCGGGAATTTGCCAATGCAAAATTGGCAACGCTCTTTATGTTGTTGTACATGCAAATAAATGGAGCACAAGCATCGGAAGTAATCGACCAAAGTGTTGCTTTCGGTAATTATACCAATGCATTAGGAGCCTTGATAACATGGCTATCCTTTGCATTCCTACTAATTAGAATCGCAGATGTTTTTAAAGTTTTAGTAATTCTTGCACGAGAGTTGCCAAAAGCTGGAAACATCGTGTGGGATGAAATCTGTGATACGAAAGATGCTTTTGGAGAAGAGTATCAGAGTGTGAAAAATGGATTAGTAGGTGAGTATACAAAAATCCGTGATGCAGTCGGAGGGGTAGTACCCCCGCTCCTTGAAGAGTATTTTAAATTCAAGGAAGATTATCAATGGCATGCGAAAGTAGCATTGATGATTAGTGGCATCACACCCGTGATTTCAGTAATGCAAATTTTGTTTGGAGGCTGGTTTACGACCCAGGCGATGAAAAACTCGAGAGAGTTTTTCAAGCCACAAGGGGCACGTTCGACAGCTTGCAAATCAAGCGTTATTTTGAATGGAATTCTATCAATATGCATAGTAGCCTTGGGACCAATCATGGGGATCAAGAGAGTGTTAAGATTCTTTGATCCCATTCAGCAGTTATTGTTGAAAGTACCCCACGCAGCGTGGGCATGGTCATGGATTGTTAAGTTATGGAAAGCTGGAGAAGATGAAGATCTTTTCGCTAATTTACCCACAACCCAACGAGAGTTGGATGAAGTTATTAAAGGGTTACCAGACGAAACGAAAATAAGGGAGCAATTGAAGAAGCTTAAGAAGCGGAATGAAGATTTAACAAAAATGAGTCTTCAGGAAGAGATCACGGAGTTTGTCGAATCCTTAGACGATATAGAAAGCAAAGAAGAACGTAGAAAACTCTTGTTAGTAGATTTCGTTTATCGTGTTAAAAGCGCGATGAGGATTATGGCAGACAAATCGGAAGGGGACATTATCAAGACTATGATTGAAATGTATGGAGAGTCTGATCAGTTGATTTTAGCAGAATCGCTAATCGACCAGGGACGCGAAGATGGAGACACACGCGGATTAGGTTCAGCACCAGGAGATGCAGCGGTCAGTGTAGAAGCTACACGAGCTGCAAATCCCCCCCCGAAATCCTTGTTTAACCTAGGTATGTTTGTAAAAGGGAAGGAGAAAGAGAAGGCTACAGTTTTGGAACCACCAAAACACGCCCCATCTCGTCCCGTTTTAAATTTACAGCAAACTGAGAAGATTTTCCTCAGTGAGAAAGCAGAAGTGATACCTGCTCCACCTAGACCAGTACTTTCAGTTGAAGCAACGGAAGTTATTGTGAATAAGAAACAAGAAGCGCGAAATGAACTGCTGGGAAAAATAGAAGCAGAGTTTGCGGAACTAGCACAAAAGAAGGAAGTCTTTAATTTGGATGGATTAGTCTTTGGAGAAAATGAAGAGAAAGTTGAGACGGAAGTGTTGAACTCAACTGGCCCCAAGCCAGTGAAAGTGTTTGACTTGCCCCCTCAAGCTTCAAAAGGACAGATCTCTAAATGGTCAAAGAAATTCTTCGGATTTATTTGGGATTATTTGTACCAGGAATCAGAAGAAGTTATTCAATGTGACGGTTCAAAAATAAATAGGGAGATGACTAGGAAAGAGATGATTGTGAAGAACGACAAAAGGATCAAGAAATTTTGGCGATGCCACAAGAGAAAATTATTTGCTGTTATGGCAGTGTTTCTAACAATCTCAGCAGTAACACATGGTTTACCCATGTTACAAGATGCTTTGAGTGCAGAAACCGCAACAGAAGTAATTCATCAGTCAGTAGCCCTTCCTCAGGGGAGTAAGAAAACAAATGCTCGTAAGAAACGTAGAGTCGCCGGGAAGAATAAGAATTCGTTTAGAATTCCGTCACCAGGTGGAGCAGACCCAGAGGATTATGTAGACACAGTAGATATGGAAGATTTCGATTGGGATTATGACGAAGAAGAATTTGTGAGACATTATTTGCCACATAGGAAACACGCCCACGGGCAGTGGTTTCGTCATAAACAAATAGAGAAAAGGAAGAAGGCTATGGAGCCTATCAATTTGCCAATGCAAGATGCGGCGAAAGAAAGTTTGAAACCAGAACGTTCATTGAAAGATGAGTCGTTCTTGAAAACTTTGATTTATCGAGCAAAGCATAGGCAATATTCTGCAGATACAAATGATGTTGAGAACTTCATTGATTCAGCGCAGAAAACCTTTTCTTCAGGAGCCGGAATATTAGCCAGACAGTCATTCAAACCAACCCGTTTAGCAGCGGGAGTTTATAAAATTTTTGTGAATGACGAATATGTGTGTACAGGCACACATGTAGGAAACCGCATTTATGTGGTTTTGCACGGTTTAAGTGAAGATCCAGATGCAAAGTACCAAGCTATAAACTCAGTAAATACACTAACCTTGAAAGCAAAGGATTTATTTCCTTTGAATAAAGAAATGGCGTATTTTAAAGTAAATGGAATACCCTCACCCTTTAAAACGAATGCGTTTAAGGAGTTAGAGGATGCATCCATTGTAACTGTTTATGGTTATGGTAATGGTAACGACGTCGAACCCGACGCCGTGATTGGATTTGCTTCACCTCAAGGCTGGTGTAATGCAGCAACGCGTGATGGCGACTGTTCTGCACCAGTATTAGATCGTAATGGCAAAATAGTAGGTTTTTGGACTCATGGAAACGGAGTGGATTTTGGAAGGTTTGAGAGAATCACCCCAGAATTCTTAGACTCGATCCGTGAGGATAAGGTGATCTTACATAGTGGACTACATTTTCGGTCCAGCCCCCCCTCCCCAGTGAACTTGTAGGGGCCGCTCCCTTTTGGGAGCGGTATCCTTCCCAATATCTGGAGAAGGATGGGGCCAAGACCATGCAAAGAATCATGCATATTTCAGAGACGCATGAAGCATGGCTACCGGAAGAAAATTTTCCATTAGTAGCTATGATAGACCGATTTCCTCGGTATGTCAATAAACGAGTTATGGACCCGCACTTAAAGTGCTTTGTGGATGAGAATGGATATGAAATTCCCCCTGAATGGGGTATCCCAAAACCAAACCCGGAAGCGGCTTACAAGTCGCTAGCGAAATATGGAAAAGATATACCAAGTATGGAAGAGTACCAAGTGGAAGCAATGAACGCGGCCTGGAGCTATACAGCTCGGCAGTTTGGCGTTTATATGTGTGATTCAGAAATCATAACACTTGAGGAAAGCATCGCAAAAATGAACATGTCGAGTTCAAGCGGAGCGCCCTTTAACCAACTTTACAAGACTAAGCGAGAATTGTTTGAGCAGGACTCACAAATTCGCGAATGGCTTGAAAAAGATTGGGAAACTATGGCAGTAGATCCAAATTGGTCTTGTTTGTTTACGAATTCTTTGAAAGAAGAATTACGGACAGATGAGAAGATTATGGAAAACTCACAGCGGACCTTCTTAGCGGGAGGAACCGATGCAACAATCCATGGTACACGCCTATTTAGTGACATGAACGAAAAGATGTATGCTTCGCATATACAAACGTCGTCGGCAATAGGAGTCTCCCCTTATAAAGGGAACTGGGACAGATTGTACCAAAAGTTGGCCATTTTTTCAAAAGGGTATGCCTTGGATGAATCCCAATATGATTCATCCTTGAGGACATACATGATGTGGGGATGTGCATTGTTTAGATGGAATATGCTAAAACCGGATTTGCAGACAGAAGCAAATCTGAACAGATTGCGAACTTATTATCGTAATCTGGTGCACACCTTGGTTATAACGCCGGAAGGAGTTATAGTGATGAAGAGAACGGGAAACCCGTCAGGGTCAGTAAATACAATATCCGATAACACGTTGATATTGTATACCCTGCTGGCGTATGCTTGGATTTTGAGCACACCAGAAAATATGCGCACTTACGAACATTTTGAGATGCACACATCCAAAGCGTTAGTAGGTGATGATAATACGTGGACAGTGTCTGAAGAAGCACATCCATATTACAATGCGCATACAGTAATCGCACATTGGAAAGTGATTGGTGTAACAACCACGACCGATTCAATGGAACCACGTCACCCGAGAGAGCTAGATTTCCTATCAGCACATACAGTGTTTTTAGATGGTCTAGCAGTGCCAATCTACAGCAGAGTGAAGATGATGACCACGTTGCTCTATGCACCAAAGAACCATCACACTCCCGCAACAACATTACAAAGAGTTGCAGCGCTATTAAGCGTAGGCTGGATTGATGTCACCTTCAGAAAGTTTTGTAGACACGCGATAGCGTGGTTATTAAGCCAATATGATGATGTGATGTGTGACGAACCCACATGGATTCTGGCGAAATGTCAAATTTTGACAGATGCTCATTATTACCGGCTGTTTACAGGACAGCGACAGTATTTTGTGTTGAAACCACAAAGTTTTTATTTGGAGGGACCTGTAAAGTTGACGCAGCCAAATAAAAAAGAAATGAGTACGGCAAGAGCCAGAACCAACGGGACGAAACCCGGAAAGAAAACAATAAGGCGAAGAGGACCTAGGAAGCCTCGCGCCCAGCGCGTTCGCGTTGTCGCTATTCCTAGAAAGGGGAGAAAACCCCGGACTCGAAAAAACAAAACCTTGGCAGCTCAAGGCCCGTCAAACACAGGCATGCGTTCACGAAAGACATGCACTGTAGTAGAGGATGAGTTTATAGCACCGGTCGTAGGATCAGTAGCTTTTGCAGTGACAAGCTATGCTATAAATCCAGGAAATGCAACAACATTCCCTTGGTTATCACAGCAAGCCAAGCAGTGGGAAAAGTACCATTTCAACTACTTGCAATTCTATTACAAAAGAGTTGTAAGTGAGTTCGCAACAAATGGTACCACAGGAAAAGTTATGATGAATGTTGATTTTGATGCAAATGATCCACCCCCATCAACGAAACAACAAATTGAGGACTCAGATCCCCGTGTAGACGGAATGCCGTGCGAAAACATTTCACTACCTCTACGCGCAAATCAACTTCATTCATTAACCCCGATGTTGTATGTGAGATCAGCAGGATTGCCAGGAAACGCAGACATCAAGACCTTTGATGCTGGCAATTTTAACCTTGCAACGCAAGGTAATCAGAACACATCGGAAATAGGGGAATTACGGGTGAAGTATTCCGTGTCATTTGTCAATCCTGTTTTAGAAGCTACAACGGTAGCTCCCAGGAATTACAATGTGAGTTCGTATCGCACAGCTAGTACGTCACTCACAAGTACATTAGGAGCAATAGTTGCGAACGGAACTGAAATGGCAAATGGGATAGGTACAGTAAACGCAGCTGGATTTATAACATTACCAGCAGGGAATTACTTAATCACTGCGAGCACTAAATTCACGTTTGGGGGTTTAGCAACGCAAGTATCGATGAACATCCAGAAGAATGGAGTGTCGCTACTAACAACAGCGAACCCACAATTGACTTTTGTTTCAGGGCAACTTACAGTTGCTTCATTAACAGAAGCTGGTTACATATCTTCAAATGGAACAGATACAGTGGCAGTCAGAGTGGTAGCAACCTTTTCGACAAGTACAGGGGATGTTACAGGAAACATAGTAATTCAATCAGTTTAAATGGTGGAGAAGAGGTTCTTGAAAATGCAGCTCACAACTGCTACCTCGGATAGATGATAGGTGCGACTTTTAGAAATTGTTTAGTCGAGAGTAAACAACAATAAGGTTCTTATAAAATACGTTTCAAACGTTACCTCTTAAGATGAAATATGGGCGCTTTTGATAGTTGTAGACGTAGACAACTATGGTACCTCACGTAGTGAGGCTCCCTCAGAAGGAGTGATTTTATCGTTTTGTAAGTAAAACTTTGGTAGCTGTAGCATTGAGGACAATGCAGCAGCCGGTTGGGAGTTCTGGAGTAAAGAATTCCTCCCTTCATGAATTTGGATGATTACGGGCTTTTAAGAAAGCGGCCTTTGGGATGCGCCTACCAATCAATTGGCGAAGTGCGGAGAGTCGAACAAGACGCCGTGCCGGTTATCGAGACAAACGAACCCACTGAGAAACCACAGAAGTGATCAGTACACAGCGTTTGGGGCGATGCTCCGGCACGACCCACCTGATGGAAGTTCTAACTGAT